TAGCTTCTTCATCTGTCCACATTTCCACAGTTTTTCTTTTAATACCTTGATTTGTGTCTATCTCAATAACACCTTTTACTATCTGAATAGTATCTGCATCTATCTTAGGATATATTTCTTTAAAAGTAGGTTTCTTTCTAAATATCTCATCTAACATTTTATCAGATGTAGCTTGTAATATTAATACTCTGGTCGCCATTATCCTCTCCTTTGTTATGGTTAATATCGTTCTTCTAAAAAATCAACATACTCGTGTCCTTGCTCAATAGACCAACCAAGTTTGTTGCATACTTTCTGAATATCAGAATGTATCTCTTGTTCTGTTCGTAGTGAACCTACAGAAACAGTATGCTCATATTCGTTAGCTAAATCTACTAACTGTTTTTTTAATTCTTTTTCTTTGCTCATATTAATCCCCTTTAATCCAAAAGTCTGTATTCTTTTCACAAAAATGTTCTGCTTTACTTCTTGCTTTATCATCTATCTTACGCACCTCTCGTAAGATTGTTTTTAGTAATGCCATATTATCTACTTTAACAAAGTCATCAACCATATCTGACATAATATTCTTTTTCAGATAATGTTGTATATATTCTATAACACCTACTAAATCTCTTTTAGTAATATTATCTTCTACTATTTCTTCAAAAGTATCTTCCATACATTGTTCATTTTGTAAGTTACTCATCTAATACCTCCTCTTGTATATATTCTATTTGGTCATCATCATAAGTGTTTCTATTAAGTTCAGATGAACTAACAGATACATCTTCTATTTCTGAACCATCTGGTTTACTATAACTCTCTGATTTATTTCTTGCTATATCTTCAGCTTCATCTTTAGTATAAGCTTCAACAACAAACTCTTCAGTAACTGTCTTATCTATATAAACTCTCCAAGTTCTAGGGTTCTCTTTTAGATATTGTTTTTCTTCTTCATCTAACTCTGGATATGTTATTGTTGTTTCTATTTTTTCTTTATACGACATACTATCTCCTTATTTCTATATAGATTATACATACTTATAAAAATGTGTCAAGTTATTTTTTGAGAAGCTATAAATTACGCAACATAGCGTAAAATATAACTTCTCTTTTAACTTAACTTTTATCTGCATCTTTACTATCGTACCCATATTTATTCATAAGCACTTTAGCTTCTTCATCTGAGAACTTTAATACATTCACTAATGTGTTGTAAAAAAATTTACTCAAATTCTTTTGTTTAGGTTTAAACAAACCTTTTATAACTTCACCCATTATTTCTCCTTTGGTTTTGCAAATGTTCCATCAGTATCTCTACCATTTTTTAAAAGAGTATTGATGTAACCTTTATTAAAATGATATTTATTATCACCATATCTATGTGTAGTTCTTTCACAAGATACTGCAACATTTCTATCACTAAATACTTTAAGATTTACTTTAGTTACCATTGTGTTCTCCTTGTTTATTATAAGTTTTATTCCATTCTTCTGTTGCTTGTAACAGTTCTGGATTATGTTCCATAATATCATTGATATATGTATCTCCTAAATCCCAATCACCATGAGTCATAGGTGTTCTAACTGCAACAAACCATCTGGCATATTGATTGTCATCTTCCTTATCTTTTCTTTGATAAGTCTTCAATACTCTCCACTCCCAACTACCTAGCTTATAAGTAGCATAGGGATTTTCTTTTGGTCTTGATTTTCCAAATAAATTTCTAGTCATTTATGTTCTCCTTATTATTGTTAATGAATAATGATGGCAATGTTTTTCTTAACTTTGCTACTTGTTCCACTACACATCATACAGTCTGCACAAGGAACTAATTTTCTTCCTTTCCTTGCCACTTTATCAGAAGGGCATATCACCTCATCTGATTCGATAGGTTCACTAGCTAGTCTGGTTCTAAAGGTTCTAAACCCTAGCTTGTTTGCCTGTCGTTTCTCCTCTAACGAATCAACACTTGCCATGTTGAATCTAGAATTATAAGTCTCACACTTCTGCCATTGGTGTGTGTACCCTGTGTTACCTAGTGTTCTACTTAACATCTTATCCCACACTTCACTAGGTATAACTGCAGGGTCGCCATAGCTACCCACTCTTACCTTTTTAAATGCAAGTAACTTGGATAGTTTCTGTAAACTAATCTTCTTGTAGTTACCTTTTTTGTAAGACCTCCACACACTATAAGGTGCTTGAAATAATTTTACATAACACTTTCTCTGCTTGTTGATTGTCTTCAATCCATTACGCACAGAGTAAGACCTCTTATCTCTTTTCTCATCTACTGATACAACTGTACCTCTGTGTTTACAATCGCCACAGATAAGTTTGTCTGCACCTGTGTTGACTGCTTCAATAGGGTTAATATCTTTAACAAGTATCCAAGTCTGTGGCATAGCACCTGTCTTTGTGTTGTCTGAGTCTAACATTAAACCTGTTATGATACCAACAATACTATCGTCTTCGTAGAATATATATCCATTAGCCATAGCATACTCCTTCAATTATATGTATTCCCCACATTCCTATTATGCAAAGTGTAATTACAATAGTTAGAAAAAATAATATCTCAGTCTTTGATGGTTTGTCTTTACTATATCTATAATTGTTCACTAGTTTCTCCCTTTGTTGTGTATCTATTATTACTCTACGCAAATCTTTAGTTGTGTCAAACATTATTTTCTCCTTTTGTATTATCTAAAAGTTTATCTGATAAGTCTTGAAATAAACAATGTATAACCTCTCTTTCTTTTTTATCTTCAATAAGATTGATTATTTCTCTATACATATTTTGTAAATCATTGTGTGCTTTTAATAATATTTTATTACTCATTATTTTCTCCTTTTAAAAACAATTATGTTTCATTCTTCTAAAATTTTCTTCCATCATAGTTACTTCGTGTTCAAATTTACTAACGCAATTATCTATTTCTTGCATAGAATTACCTTCACACCTATCTCTTGTAACATCTTCTCTAAATTTATCTAGAGCTATAGCAAATTCACTACACTTATCTTGCATTTTTTGAAACTCTTCTTGAGTTTCTTTAGTCCATTCCCATCTAGCCATAGTTATTTCTCCTTATAAGTTGTTGATATTGTTGTTCTTTTTCTTCGTGTCTATCTCTCTCTTCTCTCCAATGTTTGTGGCATAGCCACTTATCCCATTGGTATATCAGAGCATTGCTACTGCAACAATTACATTGTCTAACCATTAATAAAATCCTCCATTATTTGATTGTGATTCTTCATTAATTAATCTACTTAATTGTGGTTTGTCTTTGCTATATCTCTTTTCACATTCCTCACAGTAGTCTTGTCTGCCACTAGGTAAGGTTGTACCACAATCGTGATACATAATTTTGTTGTAGTGGTTACTGTATGTACCTTGCATACCTTTATTTGTGCATCTCATTTTAATCACCTCCTATTGTTGGATATAAGTCTTCTGCTATGCTATCAAATGAATCAGATTTATCAAAGTCTTCACATTCATTATTCTGTAATCCAAATAATATGAACATTACATCTTCATAATAAACCTCACTTAATTCTTCTTTTAACAAATACTTTTTATCTTTTATGTCACCATACATAAGAGTATATATTTGTCTACCATTTATCTTTATATCCCTATGTGTAGTTACTCCAGATACTATTGATGTTCTAAATATTTTCATTTTATTATGTCCTCTATCTCACCATCACTAACTTCAGTAAAGTATTCATAAGATTCTTTGGTATATGTATTTACTTTTACATTGATGTGTTGATTGTGCGTGTTCACTTCATCAACTTTACGCAACCTTGCGTAATCTTTATCTTTAGTATTTGTATCCATTGTAAATACCTCCTGTTCTGTAAACTGTTGGTCTCTTCGTGTTCTCTATATCTCGCCAAATATTTGACGCTTGATTCATTCCTAATCTACTTTTTATTTCTGATTTCAAATCTGAAAATCCTTTTACTTTCTTTTTCTCTTTACGCTGTGTAGCGTAATCTTGTATTGCTATTCTATGCTTTAATTTTCTACTCATTAGTCGTTCTCCTTATTATGATACTATCATATCAAATCTATATGTTGTGTCAAGTGTTTATTTTTTACAACATATAGTATTACGCTATGTAGCGTAACTAGTCGTGTTCACTTCATTGTCGTATTCACTTCATAGTCGTATTCACTTCATACAAAAAAATATATAGGGAAATAAAAAAAATTTATAGGTAGGGTAGGGTAGGGGTAGTCATATTTTTGACAAAAAAAAAGCCCATTAGATTATTCTAATGGGCTTTATATATTTAAGCTTTTATGCCAGACTTTTTAAATTTATTTAAAAGTATGCTATATAATTCATTTTTGCCATTGTAAACAGCATCAGTTAAATCATTCATAGCTTTTAAATAACTTCTAGTTTCTTTATTACTTGCTAACTTTTCAGCAAATTTAACAATTTGTAAAATGCTTTTTTCTATTTCTTCAGCATTTATTTTAACATTGTTTTTACTGTTGTTACTTTGGTTAGTCTTTCCAGATGGCTTTTTACTTGCTTTCTTTTTAGCAAGTAACTTTTTAGCGTCTTTTTCTACTACTTTTGTACTAAAAGCACCACCATTGTAACAAGCTATTTCTAGCGTTCTAACGTTCGTAACATTAGCATAATCTTTTAAAAACTTTTCTACATTTTCAACACTATAATCATCAGTAACTTTTTTTAATTGCTCTAATAATCTAGGATTACAATTTAAACTTTTAAACCTATTTATTTGAGAAGAATTTAAAAGAGTATTGTCTTTTGGTAAGTCATTCATTCCAGAAATAGCGTCTGAAATATGCTCTTCAAATTCTTTACTTGTTAGCTCATTAGTAGCTACTAAATGTATATGAAAGCAATGCACGTTAAACCTAGTTTCTTCAGCTTTGGTATAAGCATTAAGCATAATGTTATATTGCTTTCTAGTGTTGTTAATATCTAATTTTTTCATAATCGTATCCTTTAAAGTTAAGTTAAAAAAATAGTTATTAAAAACTGTTAAGCTTTTTATGGTTAGATATTTGCGACCTTGTAAGGCTTTAGCGTGTCTCTAATAACTAGTAATATCGTTTACAGTCAATTACAAGTATAGATTATCAAATTAAAAAATAACGTCAAGTAAAAAATATAAATAATTTACATAAATATTTTACGCTACATAGCGTAATTTTATTAATACTAGATTACATAAAAGCATTAATAATTATTAATAAAATAGTCTTTATTTTGGATATAAAGACCATAGAGCAACATTGTTAATATTTGGTATTATACTATCTAGTAAATCAAAATAGAGCATTACAGCAGGTTTAGAACAAAAAGAGAACAGCGTGGAACTCTTTAAGGTATCTTTTATATTGTTTTTTCTAAACCTATGACGTGTATATGTATACCTACAGAAAAAAATTATGTGCGTGTGTGTAACATAGATACCCCACCCCCACATATTTACCAAAAAACTAGCTATGCTAATAAATATGTTGTAAAAAAACAACAAATAAAATAAAAATAAAACAATACTTGACAAACATGGGGGAGTTATGTATAATTATATATAGTTAAGAAAGATACTTATACTCTTTGTTTATCTTTTATTCTTTTTTTATCCTTCTTATTATAAATATAATGAATACAAATAAAAATAATATACAATTAGAAACTATAAATAACTATATTAATCTATATAATAACTTAAATGATGTAGATTTAAAATATTCTAAAGATAGTTTTCTTGAATTTGTTTACACAATGGCTCCAACCCTTGTTTCTGATTGGAAAATGGGTCGCCACATAGAAGTAATTAGTGAAAAATTACAACAATTAGAATCAGGAGAGATAAAAAGACTCATGGTCTTTCTACCTCCACGTAGTTCTAAGTCTGTAATCTGTTCCAAACTGTTTCCTGCATGGTATATTGGAAGAAATCCTACACATGAGATACTAACTGTTTCCCATAGTGACCAATTAAGTTCTGATTTTGGTAGAAGTGTTAGAGATATTGTTAATGATGAAACATTTCAAGATATATTTAAAGGTGTTCAGCTACGAAGTGATGTAAGAGCTGCAGGTAAATGGAAGACTACCCATAATGGCACGTACTATGCAGCAGGTGTTAGGTCACAGATAGCAGGTCGAGGTGCACATATAGCTATACTAGATGATGTAATGTCTGAAGAAGACTCTTTTTCTGAAGCAGGAAGAAGATATGTTAAAGAATGGTATCCATCAGGATTAAGAACACGTATTATGCCTAATGGTTCAATCTTAATTATTAATACTAGGTACCATTATGATGATTTATGTGGGTGGTTATTAAAACAAGAAGAGAATGTGGGTGATTATGCTGTAACTCCCTGGGATGTAGTGCGTATACCTGCATGGTTAGACGAGGAGTCCTCTTCGTTACTGCAATTACCTGTGGGTTCAAGCTATTTTCCAGAATGGAAACCTAATGATGTTCTCAAGGTAGACGAAGCAGAGATAAAGGCATCCAATGGAGCAAGATACTGGAACGCATTATATATGCAGGACCCTACTCCTGATGAAGGAGGAATAATAAAAAAGAAATGGATACGTTTCTGGGAAGATGCTGCACCACCTCCTTGTGAATTTATAATACAAACCTATGATACTGCGTTCTCCACATCAAGAACTGCAGACTATAGTGTAATACAAACATGGGGAATCTTTCATAGCTATGAAGATGATGAGAATGGATATGAAACTTGTATTGCTCATTTAATATTACTAGGAAACATAAAAGGAAGATTTGAATATCCAGAGCTAAGACGTATAGCTCAAAAGTTATACCATGAACATAGACCTGATATATGTATGGTAGAAAAGAAAGCATCAGGACAATCACTCATACAAGATATGCGTAGAGCAGGTTTACCTGTTTTAGAATATTTACCAGATAGAGATAAAGTAGCTAGAGTATATTCTGCAACTCCTATGATGGAAGCAGGTAGAGTTTGGATACCAGATAATAAAAAGTGGTCAGAAGACTTATTAGAAGAATTATTACGTTTTCCACATGCAGCTCATGATGACCAAGTTGATGCTATGACTATGGCAATACACTATATGAAAGAGTCTTGGCATTTAGAGCATCCTGAAGACCCAGAGTGGGATGACCCACCTATGAAAAAAAAGGTTGCATACTGGAGAACTTAATGTTATAATATGCGTTAAAGGGGATAATTATGGCAATAGAAAAAAATCCATTTGATAAAATTGAGGAAACAATATCAAATGTAGTACAACTTCCAGAAAAAATAAAAGAAGCAACAGATTCACCATCATTTGAGGTAGACCCTGATGGGGGAGTTACTGTAGATTTTACTGAGGTTAATATTGAGATGGAACCTGAAAGTGAAATGAAAGAATGGTATGGTAACATTGCAGATACTTTAGATGAAGAAAAATTAACAAAAATAGCAGAAGATGTAATTAATAATTACACAGCAGATAAAGATTCTAGAGGTGAATGGGAATCTATGTTTGAAAGAGGATTTGATTTATTAGGATTAAAAATACAAGATACCTCTGAGCCTTTTGAAGGTGCATGTACAGCAGTACATCCTATGTTAATTGAATCAGCAGTTAAGTTTCAATCAAAAGCTATACAGGAAATGTTTCCTGCAAATGGTCCA